CTCACGGCCGATTTATCCACTACTTGTCTATTTGTTATTGGTTTAATAGCCATTATTTATTTCCCATTTGTTTTTGATACATTTTTTTATGTCTTAATGCCTTAAGTTGATTTTTCTTATTCTTCACCTTACCTTTAAATTCTTGTGATTTAACAGCATTTTGGTCAACCATTGCAATTGATATTTCTCTCTGAATATCTATTTCCACAGGTGCAACTCCTGTTTGACTTCCACCTGGTATATTATCCAACTTATTCATAAGTTTTCCCATCAATTGTTCTACTTGGAGATTACCATTTGGTTCTGGTACATATGTATGTCTCCTTTCTCCGTAGATGTCTTCTTCAACTACATTTCCATTCTCCTCTTCTATTTTTTCAGTTGGTGGTTTATAGTTTGGATTTTTCGGATCCAACTTAGTTATTCTTTTACTAAATATTTGTTTAACTGCCATTTTATCTTGGTCTTTCTTCTATTTGTAATGAGGACTGTCTCATTCTATGTGCTGTTGCCTTAATCTGATGTTTAAAATTTGGATGTCCTGCAATTAATTGTGGTTCTGTTGTACCATTTATCTCAAAATAAAAATCATTCCAATCCACAATATCACCAATTTCTGGATAAAAATCAGCTTCTTTTAATGTTGTCCTATGAAAATACAATTCAACTGTAGTGTTTAAATCAGATCCCAATCCATCATTTATCTCAATTGTTGGTTCTGTAAAGTTTATCAAACAATTTACTCTAAATCCTTTTCCAAAATATTTTGTTGTTGATTCACCGTATACATTTGCAGTTGTCTCGTCCACTTCAACTTTATAAATATCTACAACCTGACCAACGATTTCATCAATCAGTTCTTCATTCATAACATCAAATAAATTGATTTCTTTTTGAGGAACAAAAAATGGTTTTGTTGCCTGACTTGTAGTTGTTCCTCCACCTAGAGATGATGTTAAATTTGTTGACAATTCTAATCTCCTAAGCTATATAAATACCCAAAGGTGCCTTTGAAAGAACTCCCTGATTTGCATCAGCCTGTTCTTGTTCTGCCTTTGTCATTTCTGTTAAAGATACAGATTCTAAAAATGTTTTCAATTCTTCTAATAATTGAGCCTTTTCTTCTCTTCCTTCTGTTTTTAATGAATCACCATCTAAAGTAACTTCACCATTTGGTAAAGGCATATTTGCATACTTACTTCTTATTATTCCAAGTAATTCTTTTGATAATGCAAGAGTAAATTTTCGTATCCATTGCCTACCAGGAGCATTTATTTCTTCATATGTTATAAATTTATATGGTACATTACTTGGATCAGATACTTTATTATTTGTCCAACTTCTTGATGTGGACTGCTTATCTTCTTTAAGATAGTATTGAAACCATATTTTATCACCAGAACTACCAGTTGTAGGCATTGGAAATATTCGTAATTGATTATTTATCAATTCAAAAGAATATGCAGATTTTCTTACTAAATCATTAGTTTCAATTGCCTGAGCTCTTGCTATATCATAAGATATAGGTCTTAAAATAAAAGATACTGCTGGTGCAACATTACCCATTCCAAAAGAATCTAACATTTGTCTTTGGTCAAAAGAACCAGCAAATGGATCATAAAATCTTGTTATAGCCGCTGGTCCTTGATTAAACACTCTTTGTATTTCTAATCTATTTCCTGTTTTTTCAAGTCTTGCATTATTTTCTAAATCATAAACTTGTTCACTACTAGTAAGAGTTATAGATCCAGAATATAATGTTAGACCTCCACCTACTTTTACTGCTTCACCATATTGTTCTGATAATAGAAATGTTGATCCCATATGTGCTGATTCGGCTTCATGTGAACCAGTTCCCATAGCAGATGAATTACCATCATTACCCCAACCAGATCCACTTGTTCTATTTGTTGAACCATAATGTTCCCACAACCAATTTTTCATATTATAATGATTTATTTGTTGTGAATATTCTGATACTGCTTCTTCAAATGTTGCATAAATTGAACCACTATTAAATTCTAATTGCATAATAGGATGTCCAAGTTTTCTGGCAACATATTTACATACATTTAAACTTTCAGATTGAAATGATACATCGGTATCATATGTTCCATATGGTGTAGAACCTGTTACTTGAAGTGTTGCTGTTGGATCTTCATACAAATAAGAAAATTTTGACACTATAATTTCTCCATTAAATTAATGCTACTATTCATCATCTATAAATATATAATGCAAACAAAAAAGGGATAGAATTAACTATCCCTTTAAGTTGTAATTGATTAAAATTAAACCTTCTTTAATTTAGGTAATTTTAATTCTTTTGGTTTTCTGTAATCAGTTATTTTTGATATCGCATCTATTTCAACATTCCAAGATAAATTTAATGTATCATAATATTCAAATATTTCATAATCCTCACCAAATTTTTCTTTTACTTTAAAGTCTATATATGGTTTGACAAAAGTTTCTATAAATTCAAGATTTATATTATTGTTATCTTGATTTACAAATCCCCCCTGTCTCCATTTAAATGGATCTATATCAAAATGTTCTAATATATCATCTAATGTAAAATCAATATCCATATTGATATCATCAAAAATAACCTTTTTACCTACTTTATTCATATAACCCTCTAATTATTTAATATTTAACCTTGTGATGCTAATACAATATAAGCACTACCAGTCTCAACAGTAGTCTGATCACCAGCAGCCACAACTTGTTTTGATGAAGTAATAAATAACTGACCAGCTACACTTGGATCTGCACCAGCCGTGCCCAATCCTGAAACAATTAATTGTCCATGAACTGTTCCACCATCTGCCAAAGATAATGCAGTTTCTTTTTTACTTAATTTATATTTTCCTACTCGTTTTGCCATTTTATTTCTCCAAAATGTTGAGTCACTACTCTCTTGGTTTTTAATTGTTTTTTATACTAACCATGTTTAGTGACTACTTTGGCTAGTCATAGATATACTATAATTCATATATAAATATCTATCTAAAAGAAAAACCCCTCAAATTAATAAGGGGTTTTTCATTTGTTATTTTGTTAATTAACTAACTTATAATAAGTTTAGATCCTTAACATGTATTTTACCATAAAACTCTGGTCTAATCATCTTCTTAGCGTAACGAGTCATCACACCTTTACGTGGAGTAAAGTCGGATGGATCATACACAAGAGGAGTCATAATCAGTGGAACATATGGAGCATATACCGCACCAGTTTCAAGGAAGTTACTACCTCTAAATCCAACCAAAATAGTATTTTCAGTCATATAAGGATTCTTATATACTTGCCATCTATTTTGAATTGCACCTACGGATTGAACACCCATATTAAACTGAGCTTTATTACCATCTGTAACACTCATATATCCAGGTAATGATTCTAATACTGTTGCAATCTTAGGAGATACAACAACAAAATTAGCACCACCTCGAAGTGTCAAACGATGTATTTCATTAGATACTTTTTGTATCTTTTGAAGTAGTGTTTGCCACCATTCGAATCGTGTGCCATAAAATGTTGTAATGTCCCAAGCGGCTTCATTAGTACCACTACCATTATAATCCTCACCAGGAGTTAATGACCAATAGTCTTTTGTTTGAGCATCTGCAATCAACATATCAAGGATTTCTAAATCGATTTCCATTGAGATATATTCAGACAACATTGAAGTCAACTCAGCTTCAGCGTCTACACTATGATAGGCGTTTAAGTCTTGAGCTAATTCAGGTGTCCATACTGCTTTCAACTTACGAGTTTTAGCAACTATTGCTTCACTTCTTAATTGAAGGTCAATTTCAGGTATTGCTAGTGTATCAGCATTAGCATTACCAACATTATCTTCAAAGTCACCTCTAACAGCTTCAGTTGGTTGTTCCTGATAGAAAACCTTCATTCTAACAGGATCTACAGCTGCTTGTGCTGTCATGAAACCAGAAGATGCAGTTATAACAAATGTTACTACTCCAGAATCATTTATTTTTGTAAATTGTGGTAATGAACCAGAATTACTATTAAACAGTGAACCACTAAGATTCCAAGCTCTAACAGATTTTGTGTCAGGTCTTGTTAATAAAGACTTATTAAATGATAGAGTAAACAATTCACTAGCTCCTAATGAAGCAGAGTATTCTTGATTAAAGTTAATGTCTTTATAAGTAGCAGAAGCTGATGTAATTTGATCAACAGTTCCTGCTATTTCTGTAGATACGTTATTAATTGAATAATCATAACGACCTTCACCATAAAGACCACCTACACCATACGGAGCAGATGAACCAGATGGAGATAAAGGACCAGTTTTACCTTGAACTGAACTTACATCACCACCAGGAACTTTTGCAGTACGATCTGTATTTGTACCAAAACCTTCAGCTTGTGAACCAGCAGTTGTCTTACCATACTTAAAATCTAAATAGAATACAAGACCGGATGGTAAGTTCATTGGTTGTACACTTACAAAGTCTTGAGCTGCAATCTCACCAAAGATTCTACGAACCAAAGGTAAAGCAACACCAGACCATTCTTCAGAACCAGCATTCGCACTCGTGTCACCACGAACTTGACCACCAGTCGCTGAATTTTCTTGGATTAACTGTCTTGCTTGATTTTCAAGCATTACAGCCATTCCATTTTTCTTAAAATCCTCATTTAATCCATCAAGAAGACCTGTTTTTTCCCATTTATTAATAAGATGTTTAGTTTCTTCTTGTTTTTTCTTATAAGGACTTTGATCATTTTTAAAAATATCCATGATATTTATCTCCTAAAATTACTTAATTATACCAGCTAATTGCTTAAATCTGTTAACAACATTTGATTCCTCTGTAATAATTTTCTTACTACGAGGTTTTGTTGATCCAGCTTTAGCACTAGCTGATTCTTTAATTGAATGTTTTCTAGTAATTGAACCATTATCACCGAACTGTTCAGCAAGTGTAGAATAAACAAGTTTAATCTCTCTTGTTGATTGTGCTCTGTCAAAAGTTTCAACTACTCTTAATTTTTGATTGTTATCAAGAGCGAACCCCTTAAATAACTTGTTTGTAAATAGAAGTTTAGCATTCAAGATATTTACTTCATGAAGTTTGTTTTTCAAGAAAGTAACTGCTTCTCGATATTCCTTAAGTCTATTACGAAGTCTCTTAGCTTCACCCATAGGTTCAACTTTAGTACCGGCTCCACCTTCAGGATCTTCTTCATCATCACC